GCAGAAATGACGAGTACGCATTGGTGATGGAAATGATCTCTGATATGGCCGACAGCGTTCTGGATGAAGAAGACACGCAATCAGTGCCGTTCTCTGTTTACGACGATGAAGAATAGCCAGGAACGCGAGGGATCTCTCTTTGATAGCTCTGCATGCAGTGAGTGCATGATTTTGCATTGTGATCGCCCTGCTCTTTTCTCCGCGCGACACCAGTGCTGGCGTGGATCACAGTGGATCACGCAAGTGCATCAAAAGCGACCTATAAAGCGGGCAGGCGTGGCGGGGATAGCATTGCGCTCGTGAGCATTATTAAAATTATTTCCATTAAATGATAATTATGCTGCAAGGAATGAGTTTAAACTCTAAGTTAATGCAAACTGAACCTATCCTCAATCATAGCAGCGCGGTAGATACTTAGAGGACAGAGGCTGTAAAAAAGACACGCGAGCCTTCTAAGATATGCTGTTTTGAAAGCAACTTAATGATTCAATGACGTACTATACATGATAGGAGTATCTCACTTTATGGAAAGCTCAAAATTCGAAGAGTTAGAGGAATTATGCAGACAAGAAGGAATGCTTCATGTTTTGTCATATTTATCTAGGAGAGATTGCACCGTGGGATTTCACGGAGAATTAAAAAGCGATGATTTGAGTCATTTCTATAGCAAAGAAAGATTGATCCGGACTGAAATTTCAACGCTTCAAGGTCTAATTTTAAAACATGGATATAACACAACGCCAATTGAAACACCTAGTTTAAAATTACTTGTTGATAACTCTGAAAGAATTCTTTTTGAAATACATGAAGAGCTAAAGCCCTCATTCAAAATAAAACCATTCAATAAGAAAACAAAACCCACTTTTGAGGATCTTTTTTCTCAGCAAAACTCCATCCGAGAATATATATTCTACAGTGCAGAGCAAGCTTTTGACTTCCAGTTTGTAGACTTAGCAAAAATAAGGTATAAATACGATGCTGAATGGCTTCAAGAAAACATGGGCTTCAACATTAATGAAGTATGTTTAATATTTTCCGCAATAACAAAAACATTAAACTCAAACATTCAAAAAATGATTAAAAATGGTGATAGAAAAGCAGAATTTAAATCTTACTTAGAAGTCAATGAGATTACCATTTCAGAATTAACCTCAATCACAGAACTGTCGGAAAATAAAATAATATCCTTTTTGAAAGCATTCAGTGCAAATACGGAAGATGGTAATAACACATTCAATTACATTGATGACTTCAACATTGTAAATGCACGGCCGATTGTAAAAGTAAAAAATAGATTTTTCATTTTTCAAACAACATCCCTAGCACAGTCTATTTATGAGAGCCCGATTTTCTGGATGAGGCCTGATAAAACTTATGCAGATATATCCGTTAAAAACAGAGGGAAGTTTACAGAAGAATTCTCATATTCAAAACTAGTAGACATCTTCGGGAAAGACAATGTTTTTACTAATATTAATATTTTTAAAAATGCAGCCACCGGCATCGGTGAAATTGATGTATTGGTTAAGTTCGGTAGCAAGTTTTTAATTATTCAAGCTAAATCTAAAAGTATGACTATACCGTCAAGAAAAGGGCAAGTAGAACTACTTAAGGATGATTTTGCGAAAGGTTTCCAAAACGCATACGATCAAGCATTAGATTGTGCAAATGCATTAATGAGTGATGATGTAGTTTTAAAAAATTCAGTTGGAGACATCATTAATTTAGACGTTAAACCAAGCAAATGCTACCCTATATGTCTTACATCAGAAAGTTACCCTGCTTTAACATTTCAGTGCCGACAATACTTAAAATACGAAAAAAGAGGGAATTTAAACCCTCCGTTTATAATGGATGTGTTTTTCTTGGATATTTTAACCGAATTTCTGAAAAGTCCATTACTACTAACAAGTTATATAGACAGACGGAGTAATTATATTGAACCTATTTTTGCAAGCACTGAGATAGTTTTATTATCAATGCACTTAAAACAGAATCTTTGGGTCGACGAAAGTAAATTTAACTATATGCACCTTGAAGATGATATCGCAGCTGACTTGGATGCTGCATTTATGGTGAGAAGACTTGGCCTCCCGGGTGAAGATACACCTAGTGGTATTTTACAACGCTATTCAAAAGGTTTTATTAGCCATCTACTTAATAAAATTGAACAGACTAAAAATGATAAATTAGTTGATCTTGCCCTAGTCTTATTAAAAGCAAACGGTCGTTTTTTAGATACAATCGACAACGCTGTTTCAAAAATATCATACTCGGCTTTGCAGGATGGTAAAAACCATGATTTTAGCATTTTCCTCGATAAAGAAAATGGTGGCATAACAATTCATACATTATTAGGAACATCTGAAGCTCGCAGGGACCGTCTCTCTAAGCATGTAGATTTAAGAAAGTATTCTGCAAAAACAGATCGCTGGACGGGTATCATCATTAACCCCAAGAATGGCTTGATAACAGAAATGTACCATGTCAATGACAAATGGGATAAAAATCCTGAAATGGAAAAAACCATCAGAGAACTGAAAATAAAACCGCACTCCAATACTAATCTTAATAACATCAAAGAAACACTGAAGTTCAAGCTTGGCCGTAACGACAAATGTCTATGTGGAAGTGGGAAGAAATATAAAAACTGCTGCTTATGAAACAGTTTTATAATTAGAGAGCGCTTAATTATTAAAGCGCTCACACTCACAATGACCATCCTAAACAAGAATTTTAACTAACAACATTACTTACCCATTATTTGTAACAGCATAAAAACATCACACCCTAACAAATGAAAATCTAATAAACCTAAAGATTGAATGATTTAAACATAATGACCGAATAATCAAGTAGAAGATTAACCTCTTTCATCCTCTCCTGCAGCGGCGTCAATTCGTTCCTTACGAACACCTGCGCCGCCTTCTCTACATCCCCAAAGCCTCCCGCATTATCAGGAATAATCCCCATCATCTGCGGCGGAACGCGGTGTGCGCTCAGCAGATCATCACGGCTGGATTTCTTAATGTTGAAGAAATCGTCTTTGGTCGCGACCTCACTCAGAGGCAGAATCTGAATGCCGTCCTTCTTGCCGTTCGGCGCGTACATGAACAGGTTGCGGAAGTTTCCCAGGCCTTTGGTATCCCTCATTGCCTTACGCATTGAATCAATATCACTGCTGCTTTGCGCGGCGTCGGTCATGTACAGGATGTAGCCAGCATGCGCACCGTTCTGGTAGTACTTCCGGCGGAACAACGTCGCGGCTTCGTTTAGCCAGGCAGAGTTAAGCGCGCTCAGGTATTCCGGCAGGCCGTAAATTTCCTGGTTAATGTCCGGTTCGATCAGGTGGAAGATACTGCCTGCTGCGAACTGGTGCGGTTCCTTCCAACCCTGCACAAACCAGTACGTCCCCTCTTCCACTCCACGACGTACATACTTAGCTGGCACAGCCTCAAATCGCAGCGGTTCGCCGAGCTGGTTGCGGATCAGTTCCAGGTACGCATTCCCGAACACCAGATAGTCCAGCGCGAATTTGCTGAACTCCTGCTGGCTCAGCAATGGATGCGGGATAAACGTCGAGGCGAGGATATTACGCTTCACGTAAATGGGTGAACTGTGGTGTACGGTAGCGCGAAGACTACGGGCAAGGCCGTCGAAACTGACCGGCGGCTCATACCAGCGGCCGTTGCCGGTGCACTCGATGTAATCCAGAATCTCGCGGCGGTCTAAAACCGGCGTCGGATCACCGAAGCTAAATACCTCTGCGCCCTGCTGGCTTTCAGTGGTTGCGGTCTGCGTGGCTTTACGGTATTTGCGCTTGCTCATTTAGTAGAACTCCAGAATGTTCGGGCTTTGTCCGCCGTTGGCGGCGGTCAGTGGTTCGTTTAACAGGGCGTGCATGATTGCCCACGCGAAGTCAGCGTGGCTGGCCTCTTCACTGCGGCTTGCTTCGTAGGTTGAACGGTTGCCGCTGGCGGTCATTGTTTTGCGGATCGCCATAAAAGAAGCAGTGATGTCTGTGTGTCCGGTGTCGTATTCCAAGCGGCCGGAGCTGATGGTGTCTTTTGCTTTGAGTACCAGTGCAGTTTTCACTTCGGGGCTGTAACGGATCTCACGCGCCGCCGGAAAGAACTGCTGAACAAGCTGGAACACACCCTGCCCGATGCCAGTCGCATCTATACCGATGTATTCCACAGCATAACGATTTGTGAGTTCCTCAATGCTTTTGGCCTGCGCGGCAAAGTCCATACCTTTCCACTGGTGACGCTCGAGCACGCGGAACTTGCCGCCGGAAACCACCGGCGGAGCAATTACCGCGCAGCCTGCGCTGTCGCCGGTATGCGACGGGTCATAGCCAATCCACACGGGACGATAGGCAAATGGCCGTTTCAGGTACGGGTCGAAGTCTTCCCACTCGTCCAGGCTGTCCACCATGCATCCCTGCAACTCGGCGAACGGGAACACCGACGCCTGATCGTCCACGAACTCACACATCAGCAGGTTTTCATATTCGGCGGGGCTGTATTCCAGTTGCAGCTGTTCCAGGTCGAACAGGTTACAGCCGCCTGACAGCGCATCTTCCACCGTCACAATCTGCCGCCACTGGCCGTCATCGCATAGCACGCCCTTTGAAAGGTGCGCATGCGTCAGGTCCAGGTCAATCATGTCGGCTTTATTGCGACGCCCTTTGTTGAACAGTTCACCCGACCAGAACGGATAGGCGCTGTGTGCCAGACTCGACGGCGTGGAGAAGTAGGTGCTTCGCCATTTTTTATGCAGTGACATACCGGAAGCCACTTTGCGCAGTTCCTGAAACTTGGGGATCCAGAAGTATTCGTCCAGATAGAGATTGCCGGTATAACTCTGCGCGGTGCGGACGTTGGTACCGAGGAAAATCAGCCGTGCGCCATTCGGCAACACAATCGGATCGCCTTTTAAATCGACGTCCACCTGTCTCGCAAAGTCGATAATGTAATTTTTAAAAACGTGCGCCTGCGCCTTACTGGCCGACAGGAAAATCTGATTGCGTCCGGTAGTTAGCGCGTCAATCAACGCTTCCCGGGCAAAGTAGAAGGTTGCACCAATCTGGCGGGACTTGAGGATGTTGCGGATACGGTGCTGAAGTCCGGCCTGATGCCATCCGCGCTGATACTCAAACGACGTTTCAATGAAGATGTCGCCGAGTTTCTCAATGGCCTCATCGCTGAAAACATTCTTATCGGGTGCCTTTCGTTCGCCCTTGTTGCGGTTGGCGACGTTCGGGTTTAAATCAGCCTCGCTGCCGGTGTGGTTGTAACGGTTTACCCTTGCCAGGCGTTCAATCTGTCGGCCTAACAGGTCGATCTCTTTGTAGTCCTTCCCCTCCTTCACATCTTTCATGACGAGCTGGATCAGCCGCGCTTCCATGCTCGTTTCCACGCGAGAAATGGGCGCAATGGCCTCCCAGCGATCACGAGTTTTCCAGCTCTGCACGGTCGGCGTTTTTTGGCTCAGCATCTCCCCGATTTGCCGCACAGAAAAACCCTGCCAGTAAAGCAGTGCCGCCTGTCGGCGCGGGTCGCT